TGCTTGTTGAATGGATTATAACGGTCTATGAAGAGGCTACTGATCTTAATAACTTCAGGAATACGCCAGTTCCAGCGTTTACTCCTATCAAACTACAGGACTTTGTTAAGACGGCGGCAGTATTTGCTCAAGCATACAAGGAAGGCAACGTAAGTAGGACTACTAGGGATGAGATGATAGGTCTAGACTTTGAGACAGAGCTAGAACTAATGACTGACGAATATGAGCCTATGAAAGACCTTCCAAAGAACTTCCCTGAGTTACCTTACAACACGCAAATTCCACCGGCTGGTGGATTTGGTGGGGCACCTAATAATCCAAAGGGTGGTAAGCCCGTGGGTACTCAGAACGTTCCTCTAAACAAAAGAAACACAGGAGTTAGGCCATCAGGACAGACACCCGTATCAAGAACAAGCCCAACAGGAAAGCCATCGCAAACAAAAGCGGCTGAAATAGAGGTTCTTAGTGACGAGGAAGTTATTAATTTAATAGACAAGATAGCTAAAGATCGTAACCTAAGTATTACCATAGATAACTTATAATAGAAAAAACGCCCTAAAGTACCTAATAAGTTAGGTTAGATTAAGGAATATATATGAAAGAATATGATATTGTTGCCGTTATATGGGACGACCATATAGCCTTTGAGCGTAGCGGCCTAGTTAAAGATCCTACCTCAGTCCTTACACCAACACTTACAGTAGGGTTTTTATTTAAAGAGACTAAAGATGCTTTGGTTGTGGTTTCAAATATAGAAAGATACCGTGATCGTGATGATGCTAACTATTTAGTCATCCTTAAGGGTTGTGTACAGGGAATTAAAAGATATGGAAAAATAAAAGTTAGAAAGATTCGCTGTAGGGGTGATTAGGCTGGAGAATATTGTGATTGCTATAATTACGTCAATTGCTACCCTACTCGTCGCTCTTTTAGGCTTATTTAGTTCAAAGAAGCTTAGTAAAAAGGGTCCACCGCCGATGGATCAGGCTAAGCTAATAACTACCTTAAAAGATACCTTGATCGCTCAAACGGAAAGAATTAATTTACTTGAAGCTGGGCATAGGGAACAAATAGATATGATTGAGGCTAAAGAAAGCGAGATTATTGATCTTAAAAGAAGAGTATCTAATTTAGAGCAATTGACAATTGAGCAAGCTTCTATTATTGCCCAATTAACCAGCAAAAAGCTTAGGGGCGGTGAGACTAATACGTAATGAAGACAATAGAATTAAGCACTAACAGTTGGCTGCTTGCTCAGAGTGATTTTGTAAATCCATTTTTGACGCTTGTAAAATTTGTATTTGCGGATGATAAGCCAAATGCAAATAATATGGCTATACCATTTGATGAGTTTGCTGCATTAAAGCTCTCAGCTATTGGGATGCCTATTAAGATTCGTTTCTTAGGTAAAGGTCTTGGGGGTCATACTGGATCGGTTCCGGTTGGGCATATCCGAGATATGGAGATAGAAACCTTAGAGGATGAATCACATAGACTAATCGCAGAAGGGGTTCTTTATAACGACGAATATCCTGAAGTCGTAGAATTTCTTAAAGAGTCCTTTGATACAGGTGATGCCCCCGGAATATCTTGGGAGATATCATATAAGGAATCAATAGTTGACAAGGGAATTCAATGGCTTAAGGGTGTAGTTGCTAGAGCAGCAACCTTTGTAAAGCACCCCGCTTATGGAACGCGAACAGCTTTACTTGCCTTGGCTTCAGATAAAACCCTTTCTGACGAAGATATTGAAAAGGAAATAGTAGACATGGCTCACAATTTTGAGAGCCAGCACCAAGGAGGGAATGAGAACGTGGAGCTAGAGGAAGCATTACAAAAGATTAAAGATTTAGAGGCGCAGATAGCGGAAAAAGATACCGCGCTAGTTGAGGCTAAAGCAGAAACGGAAACTATCCGAGCGGAAGCAACAGACCTAAAGACCGAACTTGACGAGTTAATCGAGAAGGTTAATGGCTTTGAGAAGACCCTATTAGTTGAGAGTCGAACAAAGACTGTTGTAGACGCTGGCGTACAAGTACCGTCTGATAGCGAAGAGTTAGCAAAGAAGCAGGAATTTTGGGCTGCAATGTCGGAGGAGCTATTCACTGAATATGTCTCTGACTTAGCTGCGGCTGCAAAGTCGGTTCCTGAGAAGAAAGCATCTGCCTCAGTTTTACAGCTACCTAAAATTAGTGTAGATACATCTACAAACAACGGTGCTGTTTCAGCAGAAAGCCTTCGAAATAAGATGAGAAGTCTTAATAGAAACGAAGCAGCCGAATAAGGAGGATGAAATAAATGGCAAATGCAATCACGACTTATAATCCTGTTAGTACCACACAGTTTATTATAAACAAGTATGAGGACATACAGGGTAATCGTGTAAATCAGGAAACACCTAGAGGAAGACTAGCTTTTATTGATACTAATGGACGCATGACCCTTCCTAGATCAGTAGCAGAGGCACAAAAAGCTGCCTTTGTCGTAGATTGGCCGAAGCCGCTTAATCCTGCCCCTTACTTTGAGGGACCGGGACTTAATGGTGCGCCACCGTATGCTTGGGATGATGGAAGCAAGGATGCTTCAGAGAATACCTTTACCCTTGATCCCGATCAGGCATACCAGACACCTTGGCCAGTAGGATTCACAGTATATGAAATTCCTCCAATGCTATACGACCTTCCAGTAACTTCTGGAAATAAGTGCTTAGTATTTGATGGTGGAACATTTACCTTTGGATCAGGCAACTATGTTGCTCCGCTTTCTTCATATGTATATGGCGCAGCAGTTTATGCTGACTATGCATCAGGCAGCGAGGGTAAAGTTACTTTCGCAGCTTCTGGCGTTTCTACTGTTGTTGGTAGAGTATACCAGAAGGAAGTATTCGGAACAAACACATTAACAGTTATAATGAAGGGCGTAGACGCTCTTTAAGCTAGCGAGGAGGGAAAACAAGTGAGAGTGAATGATAACAGAATCTCAGCCGAGGATCGAAAGGCGCTAGCTGAACTTGCAAAGACCGATAGAGCTGCTTTTGCAGAGGTTATAACCGAGTATATTGACCCAACGTATCTTACGCTTGACCTTGCTGGTCAGTTTATGAATACGAGGGAATTGACATTTGGCGATCTTCTTGTAAAGAGATTCAAGGGTAAGTACCATGTTCAGCAAATCGCACCCGGCCAGATAACACTAGGCGAGCAGATCACAGTGCGGGACAAGGCTCTAAGTTGGAACCTAGATATCCTTGCTGCAAAGGCATCATACAACGAACTAGAGCTTCGTAATGGTGGACCGCAGTTTACTCCTGAGACTGTACGCTCAGATGTTAAAAAGGCACTAGAAGAGCAGATCGTTATGCGGTCGTGGAATGCTCTTGCAAATATTTGGAAGACAGGTAACTCTGGAGCATTAACAATTAGTGGAGCCGCAAACTCCAACTGGATTGACGCTTCAGGCGCGCTAACAGCAGCAACTCTAGATGCAGCGATTGATCACGTTAATTATTGGTCAGGAAGTGTTCGTACAATTATAGGTACTGAAACAGCGTTGGCTCCTTTGTCAACATTTGGCCAGTATCAAGTAATTGGTACTACACCTGATATACATTTGTTTACACAAAATGGTCAACCAGCAGGAACAATTCAGAATACATCTCCGTATGGCAATGGTTCTAAGGCTGTAGAAAACTATCGCGGCGTAAGCAATATCGTAAGACTAAAGCAAATCTTTGATGAGACAGAGTTTCCAAAGCGACCATTACTACCTAATGACTTCGTTCTAGTTATTGGAGACAATATTGGCGAATTCATTACATACGGTGGCCCACAGACTAAGGAATGGACAGATATGGAGCCAACTCCTCCGTACTGGAATTACGAAACTTGGCAGCAATTCGGTATGATGATCTGGAATGCTCAGGGACTTGTTAAGATCAAGGTTTCAGCACCAGCAATTCCGTAAGCTAGTCCCATAGATTAGACTTAAGGTAGGTTAATATAGCGGGGTCGATCCTCTAACTGAGCGATTGATCCCGCTATTTTTCACATTGGAGGTAAAGGAAATGGAACAAGAGGCTAAGAAAATGGTCTATTTTAAGAGAAATGTGCCCTATACGATAGGAGTTAGATTCCATTCGCAGGATACCCAAGGATTTGTACTAAACAATGTACAGTCTTGGGTCGCTGTGCCGGTAGAAGGGTTAAAAGACTTTAAGATGGCCAATAAGCAAGTTATCATAGAGGGACTTATTGTAGAGACAGATGAGCCAAATGTTGATTGGGTAACTGTAAATGCGCTGGAAATTCCTGAAATTGATGAGCTATTAAAGAGCTATCTTAAGTTAAAGGCTGCTGTAGAAAAGGTTGATTCCCCGGCTATATTGGGGAAGATTCTAGAAAGGGCCAAGGAGCAAAATAAATCTGAGAAGGTTATTGCGCTAGTACAAGATAGAATAGATGTGTTAGATATAGATGAAGGAGTAATTATTCCCCGTGGTGAAATGCAGGGAGTTTCCTAAGGAGTGAAGCCTAATGAATTTGCTAGACCTAGTACCTGCTTTGGATCGTCATTTACGGCAGTACCGTAAACCGCAGGATACGGATTCAAAGATGGCTGCTTATCTTGCTGATGGCATCGAGGCTCTTAACTATCGATGGAGCCGGGAATATATAGTTACAATTATACAACCAGAAACATACTCGGTATTACCTATTATAGCCCCCGGAGATAAAAGGCCAGTAATTCTTATGGCTTCTATTATTTATAAGATGGGTAATTATAGCATGGCAAAATTTACTGATGGTGATTTCTCCTACGATCCACAGGCTGGAAATATAAATCCTATAACTATGGATGCTTTTGAATTAAAACAGGTAGTACCACTAGCTTCGCATCGTCTTGTAGTGGGTTCTACAGCGCCTATGCGCGGATTTAATAACATCTATAATCCAGAATCATATAACTGGGGAAGTATAATTGCTCTTATTGCTTAGGAGGATTAATGGAAAAGGTTAGGGATGTAACTGTATTGATACCAACTTATTTTGCTTCACAGTTTCTATATAACTGTATTAGCTCAATAAATAGTA